GAGATACTGTGGAAATTTCATATTATCATCGTATTCAAGAATCTCTTTCTTTACATACTCACATAGTTCAATCCACTGCTCGTTATCTTTCTTTTTTACATTTCTCATTTACCAAATCATCCTTTCTTAAAAACTCCGACAGGTTAATTGCCTGTTGGAGCATAATTTTAATTAGGCTAACTGTAACTTGGCAAAATCAATTAACTCTGTAAGAGTATCTGGTGACTGCATTTCAAGATTCTTTAATGAAACATCCTTATCCTTCATCTGCTTGTTTACTTTGAGCAAAGCATCTTTATTATCCTTGAGTGACTTTAATACATCTTTAAATTCAGTAGCTAACTCTTCTGCTTTCTCAGCTTTGTCAACCATAGAATCTGTAGAGGTCTTTAAGTCATTCTTGTATGATGTCTCATTTGTCTCAAGATCATGCATTGACTCAAAATACTCCTTCCAAATATCATAAGATGGGTTCTCAATAATCTGTCCAACCTTAGTTACATTTGTTCTGTCCTTCTTAACCTTTGCAAAATAACGAACATCCTCACCATTCTCTTCCTTATAGAACTCAAGGATTGTATCATAATCAAATTTAACTGACTTATGCATATCAGGCTTAATACCAACTAACTTACGGTTATCACCTGTTCCTTCATATACTTCTGTTGCCTGTGCAACTGACACTACATGCTTACCCTTTGCAGAGAGATCAATCTTAGCCTGCTGAAGCTTCATGTTGATAATCTTGATACGTCCCCACTGTCTCTGAGAAACTACTGTATCGTCAACATCCCCACCCTTTCTACGAGCTTTCTTCTCTTCAACTTCTGTAGCTCCAACCTGCATTGTTGCATAAAACTTAGTCTCTGAGTCGATGTCAAGTGTCTGAATCTCATCTGAATCTACTGCTTCGTCAATATCATCCTCTAAATCATCAAGATCCGATGTGTCGTCTACTAAAATAAGATTGTTGTAAGTCTTACCATTTGCTAATGTAATATCCTTACCCTCATAGTGAGCAATACCTGTCTCTGAGTCGATACATGCAACCTTTGGGAATGTAAGAGCAAACCATGACTTACCAGAACCCTCATAACCATATGCTAAAAATTTTCCACCAATCTTTGCTTCTCTTGCTTTTCTAAATGCCAATTTTTTGTCCTCCTAAAATGTATATATTCTTTTGATAAAATGCTCACCCTGTATTAAACAGGGCAAGCGTATTTTTTTTAGTTCATGCCTTCAAGCATTGCAAGAAGGTCATCATCTTCTGATGAAGTTTCCTCTGAATCTGCATTATTATCTGAACTTGGTTCTACACCAGCATCAAGTAATGCCTGTTCATAGAAATAAAGGTCATCCTCATCATATTTGCCATCTTCAAATGCTACAGTAGGCTTTCTATCGTCACCAGTTCCCACATATATAATGTCAGGCTTTACAATAATCATTCTTCTCTCACGATTACCATTACCTACTGCAATCTTTTTCTCTGCTTCCTCTTCAGAATACAGTCCCATTTCAATAAGTTCTTTAATATCATCAGGAATATCATCTTCTGTAATATTCACAGTAGATCCACCTTCTACTAAATTACCTGTAACTGTAATCTCAGTAATTTTACCCTTCTTAGGTTTAAAAAATCTCTGAAGCATCTTAGTTGTAATCTCTGGATTCTCATTGATAGCGACTTCAAATGTCTTAGGGTATGTAACATTCTTCTTAACTTCAATCTTCTCTCCGTCAATCTTAGGCTTTCCAACATAGTCAACAACGTATGCTACCAGTTCCATAGTACCCTTATCATCATTCTTCTTGCCAATGCTCTTTGAATCAACAAGAATTGTCTGTGAGAATGTAGCCTTGAAATCTGCCTCATCGTCAATTTTTGAAAGTACAATAGATGTAATTTCTTTCTTTGTAGAAACATTACCTTCATACTCGCTGTAACCGATTGTACCCTTTACATTTACAATCATTCCGTCCTCAAGATGCTCATTTAGATACTCTACTGCATCATAAGCTGTGAGGAACTTCTTATATACAGTCTTATCCTTTACATCTTTTTCAACACCAACTGTTAAGAATGAAGAATCTGAAATGCTATCATACAGAGACTCATCAAGACGATCCTCCCACGCAATCTCTACTGACTTGCTCTTTCCTGCATCGTCTTTCTCATCCTTACTGTAAGCACGAATTACATTATCCTTATCAGGGAAGAAACCACTTCTCATCTCTGCATATACTGTATTGCCGTTTCCACAATCAACACCTACATACATACTGTTATCTGTCCAACCAGAATCATAACTATTGTCAAGATTGAATGTCTTGTCTGTTACTTTTACACGACCAATAAGATTGAATGCTGCCTTACCTTTTTTTAATGCTTTTCTTTCCTTTGTCTTTGCCAAATTACTTGTCCTCCTTAAAATTAAAAATTTATATAAATATTGTTAATAAAACAATCTATCTAAACGCCCAAATGGACGGAACACAGAAAATAAATTTATGTAAAAATCTATCTTCAACAGTGATTTTTGAGTGCAAAAAGCCCAAGGGTATGCTGTTCTTCCACCCATATTTATATTCTCTATTCAGTTTTGATTTTTGGAATTTTTGAACT